GGAGCAATAAAAATGAATAAAGTTCAAATGTATAGCCTTATAGCATCAATTTACACAAAAATAGAAAAAGCATCATCAATTGATGAATTTGATAAATACCTATTTAAGGTTGTTATAGCGCAAATTTGCGAAAAAAATTCAGTTCATCGCGAGGATGTTATTCAGATAATCGAGCTTGCGCCAACAGTTTCTTTAGTTATACGTGTTTTAACAGGAAAGAACGCAATACAAATAATCAATGAAAGTGGGATTTCATTGTTTGAAATGTTGTTTTTCATTGATGCTGACGGTTCAATTATTTAAGGAGAAACAAAAATGATCACAGGAAAATTAGTTGATTCAGCAGGAAAGTCACGTGAACAGTTTGTAACTGGTTACGCGACAATGGACGAGGCTTACTTATCACTGCGTGATGATTGGCCTATAAAAAGTCCGTCAGTAAGTAACGCATTGGTTTTAGCGGATTATGACGGTTGCAGATTGATATTGCAGGAGCGAAATGCATGAACTTTACATACATAGAACTTGCAACATTGAAATATGCAGCATCAAAACTGCTTGAGTCAGTGCATCAGATTGAGGCAGTAAATATAGCAACTGGCGGAAATCCTGTTTTGGTTCCGCAGGAATATCTTGATTCACTGCTTGAGGATGTAGATTCTGCAAGCAAAACAATCATGCATGTGACCGCAATCAATGTAGATAGCAGAGATGAAATTGAACGTGTTTCAGTCGATTGCAATATTTATTAAGATTGAAATTGTTTACTTGTTGTTTATTTTTTATGCTACACATTAGTTAATCTTTTAGGTTTTATCAATAAAAATTACACGGAGAGTTATATGAAATACCTCATTTATGTTTTTGTTTTTTTGGTTGCATTCCATCTCGAAGCGCATAATTTTGTTAATATAATTGTTAGTTTTTTTAAATGATCGCGTGCGTTGTGTTTATTTGCGCAATTAATTTTATTTCAGATATCTAATTTATTCGAGATGTATCTGAAACACAAATATATGAAGTTGATAAATGGGTGATTTACTAGATCACCCTCCAGCTTTTTTCTTTAGCACTGAGAAAATTTCTGATGAAATTATCTTGCTTCCTATACTTGCTACAGTGCAACCAATAAAAGCAGAAAGCATCAGATTTACATCTAGCAAATAAACCATGACACCCACCAGCCCACAAGAGAAAAACCCGCAGATCAAACCTTCGGCTATATCTGGAAGTGTAATTCTTCTTTCATCTCTGATTACTTTTAACATAGATACAGTGATCCCAACAAAAAACGCAATTATGGCACCGCCAGCAGTGCCGTCCAAATGTCGAAACCAGTCATACATATCACTATCCCCAGCATATTTTTCATAATCTTATCATTATTTTGCTTTCATATCCGATCTCATACTGTTTCATAAAGTTAAGCCGTAATATTCCCGCTAACTAGCCAAGTATCTGAGGATATTTTTGTTATCCTGGCTGTGGCGTATTGCTCTGATATCGTTAACGCTGAGAATGGATTTAAAATAGTCACACCAGATCCAGCAACAAAAGAAGTCTGTCCAGCACCAAGCTGAACAACATCAATGAAAGATCCAACATCGAAATTTTCAGATGACTCTGGAGGAATTGTCACGTCGTTAGCTGTTGCACTGTTCATTAAAATAATTTTCCCAGCGTCCAATAAAACAACTGTATATGAATCTGTCTGTGTATTTATTGTTTTCTTGGTATTTGCTGAGACGGCATACGCTTGCCACATTGTTGCGTAGACGTAGATTGCCGAATCTGCTTTGTTATACACTGAGTAAGCTGCGCGAAACTCCCAATATGACCCATTATCAATCCACATCGCCAGTTCGTTTTCATGTCCAGCCCATGCGCCAGTTGCTGAGGTGCCAACAATGTAGCGATCTCCATCATTAGGCGTTGCAGGTGGCGCATTATCACCGACTGTTTCTACTGAGACATTAAGCAGCATATCAATGATATAAAGAGATAAATTTAGACCAGCCGCTGGATCAGTTGTATTTTCAGGAACAAATGGGATTAAGTTGTTTACAGTATTTGTCATATCGTAATCGAGGCCGCTTCGCCCGCTCCGGTGATAGTGTTAACTTGCTGCACGGATATTGTGACTATTCCAGATGGATCTGTCACTGTAATTGTTTCTTCTGTTGTTGTTTGCGTCACACCATTCACGCTGACAAGATAATGCGAGAAATACAGACCCATTCCGACCAATGTTCCTGCGCCTAATCTACCAACACCTTGCCATGTGATAACGATATTCCCGCCTGTGCGTTGTGCCTGTAGATATGCTGGTGTGTTTTCTTTTTGTGACTCACCGGAAAACACAGCTTGCGTTGTGAGTGATGTATCTTTTCCAAATGAAGTGACTTTAAATGTTAGTTGCCGGTTTAACAGGTACAGGTCAGAAGGAATGAAGTAGAGCTGTTCCCTTTCTAGCAATACAAATCGCTCTCCGGCTAGATGCTCAACAACATTAGTCCCCTTTCTTCCTCTTAACAAATAGCTTAATTCGTAAACTCCCTCTGAGACCTCATCTATATTTCCGAATGATATTATTTCATTTCCGATGATTGCTAGGTTAGCTCTGCTCATTAGTTGGGATAGGCTTGCTGACTCAAGCGATAAATCAGATCTTGCGAGTTGAACGGTGACTGTATTCACTTCATCTGGATAATAAACAGAATGAACCCCACATCCAACAGTAACAACGCCAGAAACTGATTCTGCATTCCCAGAGTAGCTTGTATTATATGTATTTCCGCCATCAGTTGACAATTCAACTAATGCGCCAGACCAGTTTATTGTCGCGCCAGTAACCGCAATGTAATAGCCAAGCTTATCATCTGAATCTTTTAATATTGGGCAATCAATAAAATTAAGAACAGTGTCACCGATGACGCGAGTCGCGGGAGTTGTCGGTAGTGCAACAGGAGTTGCTGTTATCGTTGATTGATATGCCGATTTCCTGTCAAAAGTGGCTTTGTATGATTGATATCCATCATTGTATTCTATCTCACTGATTCTTAGTCGCTCTCCGTTTAGCTTGATGCAGTCACCTGGCGTAATGAATAAAAATGAATTCGGAAGCGAGAACTCATAAGTACCTCTCTGCTCTTCAGCCGCTATTTTATGACTGATGGCCACAACGCGAGCTGCATCATCAGTATTTAAAATCACGTTGGTGCTAGTACTAACTTCCTGAGTTGCGCGTGAGTCAATGCTGCGATCAGACGTTGCGGTATTGTTCGCAAGTGCCCCGTCAATGTCGTAATAATCCATGTTATAAACACGGGCTATCGACATTGCATCGCGCTTAGTTAGTTTTTCAATTTCATTGCCGTCATCTATAAGGTAATCGCTTGTTATTTCAGTGACAACCTCAAGCCCACGAGGAACGAATGTTATTTTTCCGCCATAGCTTGACGGGTCAAACATAAAAATAGTCGATAGATTTTGTAACGTCCCAGCTGCTGTTACAGTGTTATCACAGTAAAACCCATCAACAAACCCATCTAAATTTGCTGTTACAACTGCATCAGCTGGTACACCTGCACGATCACATATTTCTTCAATGATTGAAGCTAACATCCAGCTGAAATATTTTGGTGAATCCCCAATTCCTGTATCCATGATTTACTCAACTAAAAATTGAAGTCTTAATTTATTGTTCATCCCTATTTTTTTGATTCGATTAATTCCACCTTCTTTCAGTAAATATTCAACCTCATATCTATCCCTTTGCATTCTAAAATAGAGATTGTTATTTTTGACATATGAAAAAATTACATCTCTAATTGACGACTGCAAATCTCTTTTATCATCTAAAGTTGTTTTTGGGCTTAAATAATCAGAACCAAAACTTGTGGTTACCATTCCTCCGCTAGATGAGTCATACCAATGTAATTTTGCTTCTCCGTTCTGCACAAAAGCAAGCGTAAAATTCATATTAGAATCAAACGCAAAGCTTATTTCTGTAATATTCGCACCAGTGTAAGCTATAAATTCATGCTGTGTAGCTGATGACAAGATGACGTTGTCATCTTGCAAATACGCCTTCCATATTTGATAATCCAATCCTTCAGACGGATCGCTTATTGCAATCCCTCCAGACGTATAATCAACATCTTTAGCGATAGATTTTGCTCTTCCGCCTATAAATGGTGCATAAACTACAGATCCAGACAATTCATTATCAGGGAGCATTATCTCCTCCCCCATGATATTCTCAGAGTGATCGTAAAAATATCCGATGATGTCTTTGGTATTTCTGGTGTAAAACCTACCTGAAAAATTCCCAAGCCAATTCTACCGCAAATACTTTTTATGTTCATATTCCCAGATGTAAGCGGCCATTGAATCGTTAAATCTCTTTGATAAGAGCCATTTACATATGATGAAAAAGTTCCATTATTCGATTTTGATGCCGTTGGGATTGAGTCTGGGTATAAACCACTCGTAATATCCAGAATATCTAATGTGGACGTCATCCAGTACTGATTTGATACCAGACCAACATTTGATATACCGCTCGTGCCAGAGCTTGACGTGTTATAAAGAAATGCCCACCGCGCCGATGATAGTGCTAACGTTCCACCAACATTAACGTACGATGCTCTTGATATGTATGAGTAATCCGTACCGTTTAAATTAAATGAACCAGTCACATCCGTTTCAGGCATGTAGAATCTTAATTCGTAGCTGACGTCTAAATATTCATCAGAAAGAACCGTGATAGTCGTTGGATTACCGTTCGAATCAACAATTAATGTACGAGAGAACATATTTGAAGATGAAGCACCAACACCAACCTCGGATATATTCCCAGCTGCTGATCCGGCGCTAAATCTATACGTAAAGCGTACATAGACATAATATGGTGATACGCCATTAACGCCATAAGATTTTGATTGAACTGATGTAGTTGTTGCAATTATCGAATTTAATGATGTATCAGTCACCGCTGGTGTATTTGACCCAGACCCGACAAAACAAGATGTAATGTATTGGTAGCTATTACCAAATAAATCCAATCCATTGTTTGTGATTAAATTATGAAACCAGTCTCCGTCATAAGTGATCTCACCATCCTTATTGGTTTTTGTTACCTTATAAAAACCTTCCATTTCTGCTTTTAAAGAAATCATCCAAGTATTACTCCGATAATTGATGGTGCATTACCATTTAAGTTTTGAGATTCAGATTGTGTTGTAACTAGATTTGCGCTGAGTGAAACATCCACAATGAATGGAGATGTACCATTAAGTGACTCTGGATTTTGTTTTGTTGATTTTAATGCAGCACCGAGCGATATATAAACAACGCTTACTGCTGTGGCGTTAATGGATTCATTCGATTGTGAATATGATTTAAGTTTACTTGCGAGCGTTACCGAGTAAACCGAAGGAGAATTAGCATCTATGCTGCTTGAAATCCCATATGTGACGTTTTGATAACGTCCAACAACGTTGCTTAACCCATCAGTTCCTAGCGAATCTCCCGCTTCAACTGCATACGGGTGTGAGGTTAAAATGAACCCTTCGCACCGCTCAACCTCAAAAACCCACTGTGGCACCGCCCCGCCCGTGTCGTTGAGCAGTTCATTGTCCATGACCATGTAAGCCGTGCCGCGATGAGGCGGAACATTTCCAGCTCCAAAAATACCTTCTAGCGATGAATCAGGCATTTGATCCCAGCTGCCGAGATATAGGCGACCATTTTTCAGAAATTCTGCGTTATTTTCATTTCCCCAGTCAGTTGTCGCCGAATCGCTTACATTTACAATACCATCTGCGAGCGTTGGCGTGGTCGCTGCACTTGCTGTTCCTGCCCCGCTATTTATTACCCGCCCATCATAAACAAGCTCGTTGTTTCTCCATATGCGCGTATATCTAGTGATCGGGCCCTCACAAACCCTGATGGCGTATGTTCTATAAACACTCTCGGTTGTCGTTGATTGCCCACCGCCACCTTTTCCTGATTTTGTTTTTTTCTTGACTATTTTTGGATCTGAGCAAGCGATTAAATTCCCAGCCACTGGGCGAACTCGCCCCCATATGATTGGCCTAGCAACGCCCTCCTTTGCAGTTTGAGTAGCTATATCTCCAAGCGTGTTACCAATAGCCGATGCGCCAGATCCAAACAGCAACGATCCAACTGACATCCCAACGCTAAATCCAACCGCTGCACCCTGTGGCCCACCAACCAGAAAGCCAACAGCAGCACCAGCAACGCCAATAACTACTTGCGCCACGGTCTATATACCTCCACTGTCAGCGATTTCCAGTATTCGTCATATCTATGCTCAATCACGGCTTGCTTACTGTATGCGTGAATAATTGACGTTCCGCCGTGAATGTAATCTGCTGCTATCCCAACATGACACGGGCCGTCTGCATTTTCGAATTGCATCAGAATTACATCCCCATTTTTTATATCACTAACTGGATCGCCAAAATGTTCCTTAAGTGCAGCTTGTAATCCATCATTCCAAGGATACCGGCTGTAGTCTTTTTTATCTTTAACCTCAAATCCAACCGACTCAAGCGATAGAATAACCAATCCAATGCAGTCCACTGCCCACGGTTTGCGTCCGCGATGCCTCCACTGTGCTCCAATCATTGATCTAGCAGTTGAGATAAAAGCATCTATACGCTCTGATTCTATCATTAGCCTTCACCGACCGGAATAAGTGGCTCACCTTTGTAATTAAGGAAATTTCCGTATGCCTTGCATGAGTCAACGCTTTTATCACAATCCATGCGGATACTGAATGCATCTCCAGGCTCAATATCGAATGGCACGGGCTCAAACAAACCGATCAGCCCAGTAGATGAATCAAAATATTCCACTTGATATAGGAGTGATGATGAGTTATTCCCAGAAGTCCATTTTATTCTAGCCGGATAGTAGTCTTGTCCTATTAACGATGAGCACACAAACAATCGGTTACTTTCAGCGTCGATAGCAGTAACAGATTGTGATGACCACATCGAACTAGCGTTCACGCCGCAACCAGTTTGCGTATTTGGTGGTGAACCAAAAATTGCGCGACATCTGCGCTGATCTACGTGTCCAATTGCCTGCTTTAGTCGCATAGTATAACTAAGAAGCTCTGGCGCAAATACGGCATTATCAGTGACCGTCACCTCACCAATATCACCAGCATCCATCACTAGATGCCCCATTGTTAGATCAGACCAATTCACTAGAATTAACTGCCATTTTGCATCATTCAGTTTTCCAGCTTTTGCGTCTGTAAGTGAAATCCCATCGACATCGGCTGCAAGCAGGGAGTAACCCTCTGAGTTGTCAACGTCATAGCCAGTGCTTGATGCGATTGTTGACTGATCAAAGCCGTTTATAGCTGAGTATGTAACACCGTCATAAGTAACATCTCTATTGTGCGCTGCCAATCCATAAACATCTCCATCCGTCGTTGTTATTTTCAGAAGTAAGCACGTAGTTGTGCATGAGGACTCTAAATGGGCTTGAAGTTTTGCAGGTATAATCCTCATTCTCTGATCTCCTGCAAATCAACGTTTGCAGTTAGAAAAATCCCGTATGAATTGCCATCGTTTGAGCTAGACATAATTTCATCAGATGAAAATCTAACAGGGATGTCAAACTCGCCAGCCCAGTAAATTGACGCACCAGCAGTTGCGTTTAATACAAATTGACCTGTTGTGTAATCAGAAGAAATTGGGAAAATCTCCACGTCATCAGCATAGAAATGCACAGTTCCAGATGCTGGTTTTGTGATGTCTTTCGTGGTTGTTAAGCTGCCGAATGTGTAAGCCTTTGTTAGTTGCAATGTTTGATTGGCACCTGTACCAACCCCAATCAATTCCATATCCGCTTTATAGTCAGACCAATCTTTAAATCTAAAGCCGATCAGCGATCCCATACATGCGTGATGAGCCTTGATTACCAGTAGATGATCTTCTGGATCTAGGTTTTCATAGATAACGGAATACTTGCCGAGTGGTACAGACCAGTTAGCATTTCTTCGCTCGTGGCCAGATCTCAGCGTGTTAATTGTAGTGCTGTAGCTGTGTCCAAACTGCGATCCGTAACTCACTGAATCCAATAATCTTGATTCGTTAAACATAATCATCCCAACCTTGAAGCAAGTCGCTGTTTACGCGCAGTATCGCTTGCAATTTGATTGCTAGTGCGAGAATCTATTCTTCCGGTGGTGTTAATCGTTTGATTAACTGTAACATTATTATATGCATTGCTTTGCGTGTTTGCACTTAAATTTCGTTGAGAGCCTTGTTTAGTATGATCAATAACAGTTTCCCTTGGGTGCATCATAGCCCAGAATCCGCCCTTCCCATCTAGCCCACCAGATCGTGATCCGTTTCCTGTGTAGCCGCCACCGTCAAAACTAGGGGCTGCGACTGATGCGATGCTAGATACAATATTCGCTGTAGCTGAAACCACCGTGGCCATTGCGCCAAGATTTTCAGGGAATGGCAATGACGCAGCCTGAGCGATGCCGGTTTGAATAGCCATCATTGATTGAGCTATAGCAAATCCTTTTTGCATAGCAAACATAACTCTATATGCAGAAGATTGCTCACCAAGTACAGATTTAATGCCATCAGCTGCGCTTGCTGCCATGCTTTCGCTTGTTGATAATTGCAGATTAAGCATTGCAGCTTGAGCGGCTTCGTTATTTGCTTTTTTCTTATCTTCTAGCGCTTGTATTTGCGAGTCATAGTAAGCTGCATTTTCAACTTCGCTTTGTCTATACAGCTTATATTGCTCAATGCGCTGATTGTAGGCATCATTCATCGCCTGTGTTTGCGTCTGCAATTGCGCGATCTGGTTTTGCTCGTTCGATTGAGCGCCGCCGTCAATGGTTGGCAGACCTGAGAATGTTTGATCTTTTAATTTCTGATCAATTCCAGAAACCACTATCTGCTGTTGTGGCCCTGAAAGTTGAGTCTGCGCCTGCTGTTTTAGTTTAAGTAGTGCAGCAGATGAGCCATTTAAATATTCAGACCACTGATCATCATTTAATTTTTGTAATCTGCGATTTGACTCAGCGACAATAGCCTCTTTTGCAAATGCATAATTCGACTCAGAAACGACACCTGATTTGTGATACACCTCAAGCTGATTTAACTGATCCGCCTGCCAGTTTTGGATCTGCTGCGCTTCTGTTGCGTTAAAGCGTGAGATCTCTTTGCTGAAATTTGCGTAATCGCTTGCAGCCTGAGTTGCATCTTTTGTGGCGCTTGTTCTTGCATTTAGCGTCGCAATCACTGATTTCTCTGACGCCTCATTTTTTTTGTTTTGATCCCACTCCGCCATGTGCGCCTGAGTCAGAGCGTTAATTTCTTGCTCTGTGTATTTACCAGCCTGCACATATGCGTTTCTAGTTTGAGTCATCTCCCGCAATCTTGCGTCTTGAATTGATAGCGCCGCCGTGTTTGCATTTATTGCTGTAAGCTCTTTTTGCACTTCCGCGCTAAAAATGGACTTACCAGTCATATTTGTTACATATTCATTTCGTGTTTTTAGTTGCTGATTTCCAATGCTTAGAACTCGATTAAGCTCACCCTGAATCCCAGTCGCAACGCCAGTGACTTGGTTCATCTGCCTCATTAGTACGTAGTTTTGTCTGGCTGTTCCGTTTAGCTGTGCAGTTACAGCGTTTATCTTGTTTTTTGTCTGGCTTAATTTGTTTTCCTGTGATTCAAGTTCTGCCTCTGCAAGTGTTAGCTCGTCAGTTTGTTTTTTTGATAACTCAGATGATTTACCCCACGCCGTCATAGAGGCTTGATGGTATTTCATTGACGATCTTAGCTCGTCAACCTTTGCTTTTTGTTCGTTAACTGAATCTGTCTGTGCTTGTAGTGACTGCTGCAATTTAACTTGTGTCGCCGCTAGCTGTGCGCTTGTCATGCTTCTAATCGATGATGATGCGGTGTCTACGCTATCAGCAAATGAAATGGTCTCTTCTTTTGCCTGCTGAGTGCTTGAATACCATGCATACATTGCTGTTACTGCAAGCATGATAACTCCCGCTGGCCCACCTAACAAAGCCATCGCTCCGCGCAATCCAGACATGGCAACAGCACCAACCTGCGCAGCTCTTGTTGTAGTTGCTATAGCCATTCCCAATGAGTTTGTTGTTACAATTGCTGGGGTGGTTGCTGCTCTATAAAGCGCAGTTATACCCGTTAGCGCAGACATTGCCGCACTAGAAGAAGCGATACCACCTACAAGTCTTGCCCCATAAATAGCCAGTAAGACCTCTCCAACCGTTACAAGAGAATCAACATTATCTTTCATTGAAACAATAGCTGATGACGCTCCATCAATCGCACTCGATACAGATGATGTTGCACCAGTTGTATTGTTTAGCTCTCCGATAAGTCCTGTGAACTCGTTTGATAGAGATTGGATTGCCGCAGAAACAGTGCGCGGCATCAATGCAAATGCAGAATTAACTGAGTCAGTCTGACTAAGTAGTGAATTCATTACAGATTCAGCGGTAAGCTGTCCGTTGAGCATCGCCGTTCTAAGCTGACCCATTGACAGACCCATGCCAGCACCGATTGCTCTGGCAATTTCAGGTGTGTTCTCTAATATTGAGTTAAATTCTTCAGCTCTAACAATTCCACCAGCCATCGACTGGGAGAACTGCCTGAGAGCATTTGAAACTTCTTCTGATGAAGATCCTCCGATAACGCCCAATTGATTTAGTGTTTTTGTTAGCTGCAACACATCTGATTGAGATGCTCCAACATCTTGAAGCGCCCCAGATAGAGACACAAAAACAGATACCGCGCTCCCTGCCTCTGCACCTGCTGCGTTAGCGTAGCTTGTTAGCTCTCGCATCACGGTAGATGCTTCTGATGCTGAATCTGTGAACCTTCCAATCCTAGCATTCATTGTGCTAAACGAATCAGCTGCTTTAATTATTCCGCTTGCAGCAAATGATGCGGCCATTGCATAAACAGCCTTTGTTGCCGTCTTTACCGTGTCGTCAACCTTTTTAGCTACCGACGAAAAAGAGGCGAGATCCTTCTCGCCAGACTTTAGTTTTCGCGTGTCAATTTCTATGCCAAGTTGTGCGATATCAGCCATCTGACGCCCCTCATTTTATAATCCCAAACTGCTTGAGTAGCTTGCTTTCAATTTCTTCTGCGCTTTGTTGTGTAGCTGGTGCAAGTGGAGATCTGCAATCTGGCGATCTAGATTTATTAGCCCAATAGCTATAAACACAACTTAAATCTCGGATCACTTCCATTTCCCAACCTGACAACTCAAGCTCCGCCGACTGTTTCCAGCTTGCAATTTCAGTCCAGCTTATTGGGCTGCTTCCATACTCGCCAAAATCAGCAGGCCCAACTTGAAAAAGCGCATCAATATAAAATCGAGTGGCGTAGATTTCCGGTGGTTCTTTTTGTTTCTCTGAGATCTGCCTAGATTCGCGCCGGATTACAGGCTTTTGTTTGCTTGGCTTTTTCTGATCTCTAGGTTCAGGCGCAGTGTTTAGCCACGCCTGGTGAGCAACATAAAGACGCCACGACTCTACGCACTCGGCAAAAAATTAGAGCGATCAGCCATAAAGCGGTCAATCTGCTCACGCAACCACAGATATTTTGTGTAAAGTTTTACTGCGTTTTCGTAGCTGAATTGAACTTCTACACCTGACTCAGTAATGCCAGACCAGCCCTTTGTGCATTTTGCTAGCAGATCAATTGAATCAACCTCGCTTTGATCTAAATCAATTTCGCGTGATTTCTTTTTCAGTGATGCAGTGGCGCGACTCTTTGAAATGTCACGGAATGTTTTTGAGTCTGTGCCAATCAGCGTGATTTTAATTCCCAAATCTTCGCCAGTTGTCGGATGCA